TTCAGTTCATCGCTGCCAGGAACGTTCGTCGAGACATGAAGATACCCCCGCGCTCAGCGTGGACTGATGTTCAGACGCCCATGCAGGCGCACCGGATACGGCCAGACAAATGGCTGCGGACAAAATGGCGGCATAAAGTTTACGCATAATTACCTCTCGCTTTTCTGCAATAAAAAAGGCGCCATTTCTGGCGCCCGTATATGGGTTATAAAATTCAGCTGATACTGATACCTGCTGTGGATTTTTTCATCACCACAACCAGCAGATCGCTGATACTGGTTGTTGGTGTCCAGTTATTCGCTCCTGATGAAGATACGGTGAATGTCAGTGTCAGCGTCCCCTGTCCGGCAGGCATATCTATAACTGAGGAAAATACGCCCTGAGCATCCGTCGTGGACTGATTAAAAATCTCCTGACCATTGCGGGTCACTCTTAACCGGCAGGTTGAATACCAGTATGACTGTTGGTTATTACTGTTGAAATTCTCATGCTTACCACCGCGGAATAACACTGGCGGTATCATGACCTGCCGGTCAAATTTCTGATCATCACTGATTCTTACCGTGATGGTGCCACTGGCATAACTGTTCGTGCGGGGGAAAGACTTGCTGACCGTTTTGACAATATCGCCTTCAATCTGATTGGCTGACAGTTTCCCCTTAATCTGACAGTTCTCATTAATCGTGACGTTGTTGAGCGTCCCTGAGTTCGCTTTCACACTGCCACTGATATCCGCATTTTTCGCCGTCAGTCGCCCGTCCGGCGTCAGGGAAAACGTCGGGGGGTTGCCGGATGACGTGATACTCACCGCAAACAGTCGTTTCAGGAACACGTCGTTCATGAACAGCTGATTCCCCTGCGCCACAAATAACGGCGTGCTGTTGCCGCTCTCCGGATTTATCATCGCGATACGGTCAGCCAGCAGCAGTATGTTGCTCAGTGACTGGCCATCAGTATCCTCAATCCCCGCTCCAATCCCGGCAACATAGGGTATGCCATTTTTTGTTTTCTGTACCTTCAGCATGTAAAGTGCAGCAAGGTCATCATTTGTGTCCTTCTGCACGCGCTGTATCTGCTGTATGGTGGCGCTCTGGTCCTCCAGCGTTTTACTGACCGTCTGTGTGATTTCATTGCGGGTTTCGGTGATGGTGGTCTTCATCTCCGCCATCTCATCCGCAAGCTGGCTGTTGTCTATCAGCTCCCACAGCCCCTGAGCCAGATGCAGTTTTCCTATTTTTTCCCGGAAAAATTCCAGATACCCTTCACCATCATTGCTGGGCTGCCCGCTGACTTCCACAAACGCAGATTTCCCCACCAGGTTGACGCTGCGCACGTAAAACCAGAAATCCGTCCCCGGCTTAATCCGGCTGCCGGAGACGCTCCACTGGCTGCCGGTCCCCAGATAACGGGCAGCGGTTTCCACCTGTGCGGTGTCTGCGATTTTTGCCTCCGAAAACCAGAATTCAAACTGTACCGTCGGGTCATACACCGCAAGACGCGGGACCGCTGTTATCTGAAAATAGCCCGGTGTCAGCTCAATCGTGGCGGGTACCGCAGGTGCATTAATCCTGAACGTGGTGGTGGCCGGTTCGCCCTGCTGGCCATAACTGTTAATTGCCCTGACTGTCAGGGTGTATTCCCCGAGCGGCAGACCACTGAAACGATGCTCTGTATCCGCAGTGATGGCGGTGGTCACCAGACGGCTGTCTTCTCCGCTTCCGCTGGTCAGGCGCAGACTGAAGCGCACACCCTTCACCACCCGCGGCGTGTCCCATTTCGCCTGTGCCAGATACTGACCGTCAGCCGCGCTCACCTCCACCGTCAGGTGCTGCACTGCCGGTGGAATAACGCTGTTCAGGGTGCCTGACTGCGGCTCAAAGCTGGCCCCGTTATCCACGATGGCTTCCTTTTCCGGTACGTGCTGCACCGCCGTGATGGCAAAGGTGCCGTCCGTGTTTTCCCGGATGGAGACACAGCGGAACAGGCGACGACGCAGTGACGGCAGGGAGAGTCCCCATACACCGTATGTCTCCACACCATCAGGCAGGGTGCTGACCTGTATCCGGTCCGGCGCGGGGTGTGCAGTGATGGCCACGCTCACCGGCTTACCGCTGCCGTTAATCAGGTTCACCGTGGCGGCACCTGTCTCCGGCAGGGTCACCTCACGGTCCAGTGTCAGGGTGCGGCTGGCGGCATCGATGGACAGGATACGTCCGCCGGTCATGGTCCCGGCATAGTCGTTATCACAGATTTCAATAATGTCACCGGGTGTGTGACGCAGCCCCTGTGACCCGAGCGTGAAATCCACCGTCTGCGTTTCCAGCAGTCCGGTCTTTATCACCCACAGCCCGGCACGGTGGGCCTGACCGCGACTGGTGCAACCGAACGCATCCATCTTCAGCAGGTTGCGCCCGTAGCGCAGTATGGCTTCCGGGTCTTCCACCAGTTCCGTGGAGGTCTGCCAGCCGTTCTGCGGGTCGGTGTAATTCACCTCCACCGCCGTGTGACGGTCCTTCAGGGCGCTGAAGCTGTAGCGAAACCCCACGCCGTTATCATCCACCACCACATCGCAGTTGGTGTACGGCCACACCACATCCGACGGGCGGTCCTGAACGAACGTCAGCGTCTGGCCGTTCCATACCGGCATACAGCGCATCGCCGAGCAGAAATCACTGAGAACGTCCCACGCCTTACGCTGTTGTGACAGGTACGCATTAAAGGTCATCCGCGGCTCTGTGCCCCCGAAACCATCCGGGACCGTCTGGTCGCAGTACTGCGCAATGGCATACAGCGCCCATTTGTCCACGTCTGCCGCCACCAGACGTTTTCCCATGCCGTAGCGCGGGTGAGTCAGCATGTCCCACAGGCACCAGGCCGGGTTGTTGCTGTATGCCGGTTTCAGGCTGCCGTCCCAGATGCCGCTGTACGTGCGTTTTTCCGGGTCATAGTTTGACGGTACCTGGATGATGCGACCTCGGATATGGTAGTTCACCGTCATCTGCTGACCGCCAAACTGCTCCGCATCCACCTGCAGCCCCACAATCGCCGTGTTCGGGTAGCACTGTTTCACATCGATGATTTCGGTGTATGACGACCAGAGCGTCTTATTCTGCAGCTGGTCCGGGGTGCTGTCCGCTGTCTCCCGGACCATCCGGATGTTAAAGGGCCGCTCAGGCAGATTCTCCAGAATCACCGACGCCAGGTACTGTGAGGTGGTCTTGCCGTTAATGGTGACATCCTTTTCCGTCACCCAGTTACCGTTACGCTGCAACTGAATCAGCAGTCGGACAGAAGAGGGATTACGGTCGCCCTTTGAGGTGGTCTCCAACAGTGACTGCACCCCGAAGGTGACCCGCAGGCGGTCAATGTTCGCGGATGTAATGGTGCGCGTTACCGGCTTTGCCTTCGTCACTTCCACGCCCAGTCCGGTTTCAGCTCCGGAGGACTCAAAGCCTTCCGGTGGTGTCTGCTCCTGCTCCCCGGCGCGCCAGACCGCGGTCACACCGTGTATCACAGGATTGCCGTCCGTGTCCGTCAGCGGGGTTTTGTTCACCAGGATACTCTGCAGCCCCTTCACCGGGCCTTCTATCGGTCCCTCACCAATCGCATCAATCACACTCATCATCTGCGTGGATTTGAGATTATCCTTCGCCTCTCGAGGCGTGTGCGCCCTGCCGCCACCTTTGCCCATAATGTTCCTCTCAATTGGTATTATTAATCGCAGTGATAGGATATTGCACAGCTATTGCGCGATATCATCAGAACGCTGTTTGTTACCCTGTAACCAGCAAGCTCAGTCTGTTAACGGAATTAATGAGGGTTTTATGAAATGTAAAATCATTGCTGCCATTGCCATGCTGACAGCAGCATCATGCGGATACGCAGCAGAACAGGAAGTCCCAATGAACCTTGTCAGTGCTGACGGAAAAGAAGTCAGCATTGGAAAAATAACCATTCAGGAGACCCCCTACGGTCTGCTGTTCACACCAGCCCTTCACTCTCTGTCTGAAGGCATTCATGGTTTTCATGTGCACGAAAAAGGAAATTGCGCCCCGGCACTGAAAGACGGAAAACCGGTCGCAGCATTATCGGCTGGCGGTCACTTTGACCCGAAAAACACCGGCAAACATCTTGGCCCCTGGTCTCCGGATGGACACCTGGGCGACCTCCCTGCGCTGTTCGTGACGCATGACGGAAAAGCGAACTACCCGGTCCTGGCCCCGAGACTGAACTCATTAAAAGAGATTAAAGGGCGTTCTCTCATGCTTCATGCTGGCGGTGATAACCATCATGACCATCCGGAGCCCCTGGGCGGTGGTGGTGCGAGAATGGCCTGCGGCATCATTCAATAATCAGTCAGGTAAGGGGCGGGCCCCTTACCTTTATTCCTCAGGACGATAAATCCTTTCTCCCTGAAAAGAACGGCACATCCTCCCTCTCTGAGTTAATGTTTTTGTCGTGACATAAGAATAATTCCTTACACTCAATCTTCGTAACGCTCCCGCAGTTCCTGTCCGTGAGCACTGCGGGATTTTTTCGCTTTTATGCCTGCCGCCCGATAACCACGACCTTTCCGCCCCCGCCTTCATCACGGGTACTGATGTCCTGGGATATACGGCGGGAGCCAACCAGCATTTCCCCGTAAGGCACCGGCATCGGGTTACCCTGGGCAATCATGTTGTCCAGTGACGAAAAATACGTGTTCTGTCTGCCGTTATCCGTGCTTTTGTACTCCGGTACTTTAGCCTTCGGGGCCAGCATCTGAGCCACACCACCCAGAATCATGCTGGCCCCCAGAGAAAACAGCATCGTGGTGGCAGAAAAACCACCGGCTGCCAGGGCTGAACCCCATAACGCCATTGATGCCCCGGCAGTGAAGAAAGAGCCCACGATGGCTGCCGCCCCCAGCACAATCTGCAGTCCACCCTTTCCGGCCCCGGCCAGTCGCGGCACAATGTGGATGACCGTTCCCTCACCCAGCTGTTCGTGAAGACGGGCGTACACCGCCTCCGGTGCCGTGTCCTCACCGCGAATACGTATCTGGTACCAGCCTTCGTTCATCTGACGGCGGAATCCCGGCATCTGCATCGACAGGGCACGGATGGCTTCCGCTGCCGTGTTCACATACAGGCTGAGGCGGCGGCCAAATCGTTGTAAATCCCCGTGAAGGCAGATACGTGCCAGTGGCGGTGACGCCAGGCTGAATGCGTTCGTCGTTGCCATTTTTCGGAATACCTCTCCCGTTTACTCAGTTGTTCAGGCAGATGGTGAAGCAGCTCACCGTTGCCGCAGTATATGGCGGCATGATTGGCCACCGATGCGCCAAAGCAGCACAGCAGGATATCGCCAGGCTGTGCGGAAGGCAGGGAAATCCTGTAAAAACCAGTCGCCTCCATATTGTCCAGGTAAAGGTTCTGACCGTTGCGCCACCAGTCATCCTCACGCTCAAAATCCGGCATATCAATTCCCGCCAGATGGTAGGCATCCCGGAACAGCGTGTAACAGTCCGTCACCCCGTGCTCAAAGCGCCGTCCTGTCAGATGTGGCACACAGCGGAATTTATGAATTTCCCCCCGGCAGACCAGCCACCAGGACAGTGCACTTTTTATCTGCAGCCGCCGGTCGGCCTCGCTCAGCCAGGGCAGACCACCGGGATGACTGTGGACCAGTGCCACAATCTCCCCCTGCATCTCTGCCCGCAGCCAGTCTTCCGGTGCAATACGAAAATACGCCTCCGGCTCTGCAGAGATATTCACACAAGGGATATACCGCTCCCCCTCCGGCGTTCTCACCACGAAGCCGCACGACTCCGCAGGCACACACCGCCGGGCATGCGCCAGAATCGCTGATTCTGTCTGTGTCATTGGATTTACTGCGAAAGTTTGTTAATGGAAAGGAAACCGCCAAAATTAGCCACCATGCCGCGCATCTCACACCCGCGCATGCACTTGCTGCATCTGTCCTTACGGATATCGGTGGTGGGTTTATCGAACTCATCCGCCACAGCCCCGCCCGTGTAACCACACTCATCAGAGCGGTAGGTCCACATACAGGTATTCGCCAGCATGATGCGACCGGGAAACAGCGCCCCGTCCGTCTCCGTCGGTGTCGCCAGCACAAACGAGGCCGTCATGGCCGTCAGCGATGACATCTGCTCCACCACCCACCGGTCCGTCAGCTCCTGCTCAGGGTCTGCCTCAGGATTGCCCGCCACAAAATTCACCGCATCCAGAAAACGGGCATACACCCGGCGGCGGACCACCGTGGCCCCCACCAGACTCTGCAGGTCCTCCGCCATTCCGGTGACCAGACCGAACAGATTCGACACCGTCAGCGACGGGCGGGCACTGCTGCCCTTCCCGTTCATCTCAAAGCCACTGCCGTCAATCGGGTATACCTGATATTGCCGCCCCTGCCAGGTGACCGCCTCCCCTTTTTCATTCAGCTCATTACAGAAAAAATACCGCTCACCACCCTGCACCGTCAGGTCGATTTCCCAGAGCACCACCCGCGGTGACTGCTCCGATTTAACCGACTCGATCAGGCTTTCCCCGTGAATATCCTGCATCAGTTCACCACCTGCTCTATCGTGCAACTGAAATCACTGTACCGGGCATTATCCGTGACACTCCACTCACGGCACACAACCCTCACCGTCCGGTTATGTTTCGGCGGTCGCCACAAAAAGGCACGGTAACCACCATGCCACGATAAAAACTCTTCCAGCCAGCGCCGGGTTGACTCATCCGTCACCCGGAACACCGCCTGAAACGTCTTCAGTTGAGGATTCAGCCCTGTGGGGCGGCGCTGTTCATAACCGTCACCAAACCGCACCCTCACCACCGACGGTTTCTCACTCACCTGCATCCCTTCACGCGGGACCAGATGCAGCGTTTTTATCTCAGCCACTCAGCATTCCTCCGTCACGTCGCATGGACAGCATCACCGCCTGCACCCGCTGGTCAATCAGCTGCACAAGACTGCCTGCCGCCTCCGGCCCTATCTGGCCATTAGTCCCGTCATTCTGAATGGCGATATGGTAGACCGGGGAATACACCAGACCCGCACTGCCGTTCATACTGCCCACCGCGCGTACACCCAGCGAGCCATCCGCCGCCCGCGTCAGAGGCATAATGGCTTCAGGTCCGGCCTCCCCCATCAGCCCGGCCCCTTTTGCAAAGGCAAAGTACGTGGGCGTATCCACAATACTGTTGCTGTACGCACTCAGGTTTGCCGAGGTATACACGCCGCCTTTTGCATTGGCCACCGCCCCGCCCAGCCAGTCACCAATGCTGCCGAGAAATCCTCCCGCACCGGACATACCGTTTGCCGCCGTCTTAATTCCGTTGACAATGGCCGCATTCATAAGAACTTTTGAGATTTCCTGCAGTACGGATGAGGCCCAGTTGCGCCATTCCACTTTGTTTCCGTTCAGCATCTCCGTGATGTTATTCACCAGTCCTGAAATCCCCTCCGTTGCCAGCTGTGCTGCCTGAGAGGCGTAATCGGATGCATTGTCCACCCAGTTACTGAATCCCTCCTGCAGCCCTTTCTGCCAGTCCGCACGCTGCACATCCGATTCGGCATAAAAGGCTTCCTGCTCTTTCAGACGTTCACTCAGATACTGTGCATTCTGCGCCAGCGCCTGTCTGTAAAAATCCTCACTGATATCCCCGGTCTGATACTGAGACTGAAGGTCCGCATCCTTCTGGCGGAAGCTGTCGCGGATCTGCTGCAACTCCCGCATGCGTTCCCTGGCTCGTTCTCCCTGCCCGTACCCCAGCAGTTCGGCTTCATTTGATGCACGCGCAGCCACATTATCATTCTTCAGGGTCTCTTCCCGGGATCGCAACTGTTCCCGGATTTTTTGCTGGTCAATCAGGGCCGCGTTACGCAGCAGTTCCTGCTTCTGTATCTCCGACAGGGTTTTCAGTTCACCCAGCGCTGTCTGGTACTTCAGCTTCGCCAGCTCTGTATTCTGCCCCACCAGTGCCAGTTGCTCTTTCTGCTGCTTCAGTAGCCGGGAAAAACTGTCTTCCGCTTTTTCCGTCTCTGATTTTCCACCCCGGGATTTAGGTTTGTTCGCCTCGTTATTGCGCCAGGCTTCCAGAGCATTACTGATATAACGCTGTCTCGCCTCCTGATACGAATCCCCCACAAAACCAAGGTCATCCGCCGCATACCCCAGCCGGGCACGCTCTTTTTCCTCCCCCTTCAGTCGGGACAGGGCCAGCTCACGCTCTGTTTTTGTCAGGGCGCTCTGCTGTTTATCATCCAGGGTGGCCTGCGGCAGCCGTAACGGTACATTCACCAGTCCCTGACGCTGCTGAAGCAGTTCATTCCCCAGCCCCAGCAGACGGTTGAATTCCGTATGCTGACCGTTCATAACCAGCATGGACTGGTACACCTTATTCTGCTCTGCCGCCTGCTGACGAATTAACGCCACACGACGGTCTTCCAGCCCGGCAAGCACATCCTGAATGGACTGCGCTTTTTCCTGCATCTGTGCCAGACGGGACTGCTCAACGGCAAGCTGCTCTGTTGCCTGAGCAAGCCCTTCCGTTACGGTCTTCACCGAGGTCAGATGGTTTATCATGAATCCGTCACCGGTCGTCCAGCCCGGGTTCGCCAGAACATACTGATATCCTGCGATTTTTTCCTGCAGGGATTTCACCCGGCTGGCCTGTTCATCAATCAGCCGGTTCTGCTCTGCCAGCGCCGCCCGTGTTCGTCCTTCATTATCTGAGGCTTCAGGCAAAGACATTGACGGCGTTTTATGCGCGATTTCATCTATCGTCAGTGCATACTGGCGCGCTGACTCCCTGGCCTGCTCCTGATTCTGGTACAGCGTATACCATGCTGCTGCCCCCAGCATCACCAGTCCGGGTACGCCACCAACCAGTCCCAACGCACCAGTCATCAGACGTGAGCCCACCGCCGTTGTACTGTTCAGCTCATTCTGGGCTGCGGTTCTGGCAGCAATATTTCTGTTCAGGCGTTCCTGTGTGGCCGCCAGACGGGCTTCTGCAGCAATCTGCATCTCCGTCCCGCGGGCTGCCGCCACAGCCTGCTGTGCACGGTACACGGCTGCCCTTGCCCGCGCCGTGGCAATCTGCGTCCCCCTGAGCTGTGCTTCCGCCAGTGCCACTTCATTACGTGCTGCCGTCACAAGTCCTGCCGTGGCAGACACCGCTCCGGAGGCCATATTGCCAAAGTACCGGGCAACCCCGACGGCAACCAGCGCCCCCGCGGCTGTTGCCACATTATCAATATTACCGGCAACACCGTTCAGCACGCCGGAGAGCGTTTTTGTCACCCCGCTGGCTTCATTCGCGCCACCCACCCAGGCCATAAAGGCGTTTTCCACCTTTGTGATCCCGTCAGAGACCGTTTCCGGCATGGCGGCATATTCATCACGCAATACCCCCAGCTGGCTGATTAACGCAGGAACGACTTTATCCGCCGTCAGTTTGCCGTCGTCCGCCATCGCCTTAAGGTCTTTACGGGCCACGCCCATACCCGCAGCCAGTGCACGTACGATCCGGTCTCCGCTTTCATTGACCGAATTAAATTCCTCACCGCGTAACACACCCTGTGCCAGCGCCTGGCTGAACTGGGTGATCACCGAGCCCGCCTCTGCCGTACTGGCACCGGAGATTTTCAGCCCCGTGGAAATGGCCTCCGTCACCTTCAGCACATCATCAGCACTGTAACCATATTCACGCATTGAGGCTGCCGAGCGGGCAAACAGGGCCGCATTATCTGAAAATGCCGTGCCCGTCCGCTGGCTGATATCCATCAGCACTTTCTGTGATGACGAAAATTCATCCGATGACTGCGACGCCTGTTTCAGTCGGGCATTCACGGAACTCCATTCATCGGCCAGAGAAATCAGGTGTCCGGTGGCAAAGGCACCTGCAAATGCCCCCGCCGTTCCGGCAGCTGAAGCGCGGATTTCCGTCAACTGGCTGTTCAGCTCAGCCAGGGCGCGTCGCTGCTCCCGGGCGACTGCGGCAGCCTGACGCCCGCCATTCTGCAGGGTCCGGTAATATTCACTGCCCATGCGGGAAGCCCGCTGGATCTCCGACTGGAATGACTGCGAATTTGCCGAAATTTTGATAATCAGTTCACGTAACGTCGCCATTCACCTTTCTCCGGGCGTAAAAAAACCGCCTCAGCGGTTCTCATCATTCATGACTGTGCTGCGAAGCTCAGCGCGTCTTCCAGCGCCGCAAACGGATCCACCTCCGGCTTATCCTCATCCTCGCCCCAGCAGAGCATGGCGTCCTTCAGTGCAACATTCATCCCCTGTGCCCCGAAAACCGCTTTCACGATCTGTGCATTACGGATATCCCCGCGCTCATCACCCAGCGGGGATACCCTGTCGAACTCCATCCACATCATCGCCTCGCTCACACTCAGGCTGTGCCGCAGTTCGGATAAGGTGCGCCCCAGACGGAGCGCAAGTCGCATCAGAAAGCGAATTTCCGGGCGGGCTACTTTTTTCTGGCCGACTCTGCATCAGCGATCAGTTCCAGTGCCTGACGCAGCAACCGGGCATGTACCGGACCATAGACGGCCAGCACCTGCTCACGGTCGTCCGGAGCGAACACCCGCTGCAGATCCGTATCACACAGGACATCGCAGAACAGCGTCACATCCGCTTCCAGGTTACGGCGGGTTTTCGCCACCACCGACAGGGTATCGTCATCCTCTCCATCACCATTGAGCACTTCCTGCCACAGATACCAGGCCTCTGCCGAAGGCTCCCGCAGCACCACGCTGACATTACCCCATTCCGGCACCTTCACCGTTTTATGACGAAACCCTGACAGTCTGGCCAGCGCCAGCGTTTTCAGATCCTTTTTCATGATGACCCATCCCCTTATCCGGCGGCTGCGCTCACTGTCACGGTGCATTCAACAGACGTCACACTCTGTGCTTTCTCTGCCGAATCGGTCACCACGCAGGTATATTTCCCCGCATCAGCGGACTGCGCACCTGGCTTACTGAAGGTGTCTGTCGTCTGCCCGTCAACCGGCTGACCATCCTTCTTCCAGGCGTATTTATACGGCGGCGTTCCCCCGTTGGCACTGACTGACATTGTCAGCAGCGCACCTGTATTCACGGTAAGTGTTTTATCCAGATTTTTCACAAACGCCAGCGGTACCACATAGGACACCGGTTTACCCTTCAGGCGAAGTGAAAACGTTGCAGCCACCACGCCGTTGGTACCGGATGACCAGGTGTGCTGACGCACTTCCGCCAGGAACTTAAAGCCCTTACCGGACGGAAACTGCACCTTAAACGCATACACCGTGTCATTGTCATAGGCATCACGCAGGGCGTTCTGGGCCTGATTCAGATAAAAATTACCCGACATGGAAATCTCGGACGACGCCCCCAGACCGTTGATGTTCTCCTGCTCTGTGGAGCAGAGCGTGGTCACATCAATATCCTGTTTCTGACCGGCGGTGAACTGGACTTCCTTGATGGTGCAGTCCAGGCGCAGATATTCCGCCTTATCCATAGTTTCAGCAGTCGCCGGGGCAGATGAAATCATCACCTGCGTCAGCTGTGAGCGTTCATACAAAGCAGACATTCTGCCTCCTGATAATAAAAAACCCGCACGCGGCGGGGTATGGGTTTTGTAGAAAAAAGAAAAAGTCACACCGTGACCTGAAACTCCAGGGTTGCACGGTAACAGCGGTTTTCCGGAATATAGTCCTGCATTTCACTGACGGATCCCGGGGCCAGCAGCATTATGGCTTCACGGGCGTCCTGACGTATCTGACGCGCCTGCGTCACAGTCCCGGCATAAACGTCTATCTGCACCGACACTGAGGACTCCGCCTGCCCGCCCATCACGTCCGCCGACACCGATGAAATCAGGCTGAAAACCACCCACGGAAGCGCCACCGACGGCCTGCCATCCAGCAGGGGGACCACATACGGGTACACCTGCCCGCCGGCAAGATGCGCCAGATGAGGATACAAATCCGCCTCCGTCATCGTCTCAGTACCTCATCAATGGCCCGGTTCATCCGAGCAATCGCCACCTGTGCCGCCTGTTCACTGCGCACATCAAATGCCGGGCGCACAAACGGGTGCGGTGGCATATTCACGGTCCCCATTTCCACAAACCGCCAGTAGAAAGCATTGCGCGGGTTATCCGCCTTCATGGTGTTATCGCTGTTACCGGTGTCCGGATTAACACCCCGGATATGCACACCGGATTCCATCCCGCCATCGCGGGAGCACCGGGAAAGGACCACCACATTGCGGCGCAGTTTTCCCCTGCGTACCGGTGCCCGTGACACCACTTCTTCTTTCAGCACATTCGCACCCGCACGGGTTGCCTCACGCAGCACCCGGTTATTTTCCGCACCACTCAGAAGCTGCAAATCGCGGCTGATGTCCTCCAACCCCGAAAAATCCAGCAGGGTTTCGATCATTTTTCCCCTCCCAGCCGACAGAGAATTTCCAGACGCCCGCCGGTCGCATCCGGCACGGGCAGCCCGACAACGTTCAGGATCCGGTCACGCCATGGACCACTCAGCACATGAAGTCGTGACGCTGCCGTGATTTCCCGGCCGGACTGACCGCGCACCCAGATGCGGATTTCCGCCTGCGCCATTTCCGCACCGGACTGCATCCGCTCCCGGCTGCTCCTGCCACGGATATCCGCATGAATTTTCCCGCATGACACCCATTCTTCCGTCATTTCTCCGGCAGCATTACGGGTTAACACCGGGTTCAGAACACTTATCATCTGTGTCAGACGACCTGCAGATATTGCCATTCCTCCCTCCTCATAACACCGTCGGACAACGCAAATCGTAAATCAGCACGGACACAGAAAACGGCAGTTCCCCCTGCACGAGGTCTTCCCGCTCAGCAAGATCCGGATTCCGGTACAGCATCCCGGTCAGTCGCATGGCAGCCCCCTTCATCCGGGTTAATGCCTCGCCCGGGATCAGCTCACCGTCCTCACGAATCACTTTATCCCGGCTGCCCTGAATGTAGGCCAGCAGCACGGCGGTAGCCTGACGAACCTTGTCCATCAGCATGTCATCATCCGCGTCATGGTCAACACGCAGATGTGCCTTGATCTCTTCCAGTGTCAGTAATGCCGTCATTTTCCGCCTCCTGCATCCCGTCCACGTTTTGCAGCCAGGGTCCAGCCTGATGAATGAGCTTCTCCGGGTTTATCACCGGTCATACTGTTGCAGTGCCACAGCGAGCCCCCCCACGTCACCGTATCGCCGGGGTGGTAGGTTTCACCGGCTCTGAACACACCGCGGTAGAGCATCACCGGCAGGGAAAATGTTTTTTCCGTACACTGGCCACTGCTCTGCCGGATCACCACAGAGAACAACCGCTCATCCGTCATGCTGACGTCGATATCCGCCACCCCGTCAACCAGGCATTCCCATCCCCGCATCCCGTGCGTTTTTTCATACGCCCGCCAGAGTCCACCCAGGTGTGTGGCATACGTGCCCCGGGGAAAGGATTTTTGATCGTCAATAGCGGGGAGCACTTCCAGTGCCGTGGCATCACGCCCGTCCTGCGGAGCCGGAAGGGCATTCACCGCCTCCAGAACCGCCTGCTTCAGTACTTCCGGATCGTAATCACGACCATCACGCGGAGCAGGGATATGGCTTACGGCCTCTTTCACCATCTGCTCAAGCATCGGACGCACATCATCGGGGGTGATACTTTTGCCGTCCGCCGGTACCGGAATATTCGCAACCGCATCATTCACCGCCTGCTTCAGTACTTCCGGATCGTAATCACGACCATCACGCGGAGCAGGGATATGGCTTACAGCCTCTTTCACCATCTGCTCAAGCATCGGACGCACATCATCGGGGGTGATACTTTTGCCGTCCGCCGGTACCGGAATATTCGCAACCGCATCATTCACCGCCTGCTGCAGTACATCCGGATCATAATCACGACCATCACGCGGTACCGGAATGGTCCCCACAGCGTCATCCACCATCGCCTGCAGAACCGGATGTACCTCATCCACCGTCACATGCTTCTGTAATACCGCCGACAGGGAAGCCAGTTTCTCTTCAAACGCTTGTGCCTGCGCGGCCATCTTCCCCTCAAATGTGCGCTGTAAATCCGCCAGCACCGTGGAGAATTCTTCGCCCAGTGCACGAATAATGGACAGTTCCCGTTCCGTCATTTTCTCAGTATCCCCCTGAACATCGCTTTCACTGCATCATGCTCTGTTTCACTGATTGCCTTATTACCGTCAGATGCGCCGTCAGGCAGTTGTGCTGAAACTGTTTTCCCGGCCGACGCGAACGGGTCCTCACGGGCATCACGACGGGACAGCGCCTCCAGACTGTAGTTCTGCTGCTGAAGATACAGTGCATCACCGCCGGCAAGGGGCGGCAGGTTCTCACGTTTACGGGCCTCATTGGGCGTGAGAAGCGTATTTTTCACCGATTCACCCAGTGTTTTCATGCGCCGTTCGCTGTCCATTCTCAGCAGCGTGGTGACGTCAAACTCCGTACTCTCGTTTTCCCCCGTTTCCAGCGCCTCATCCAGTAACAGTTCAATGGACTCAATCAGCGTCTGCAGGCACTGGGAATAATACTGCTGCTCCAGCGCCTCCACGTTGTCACTGGAAGGTGGCTGGCCAACGCCAATCTTGTAGGCCGGGACACGGAACACCGAACAGACAATTTCAGCGGTCATCTTCAGTTGTTCCACCGTCTGCGCATCCACCGGTGAAAACGTCGTGGGGTTGTATTTTGCCCCGTTGCTCAAAATGGCCGTTTTCCCCGCATTTTCGCCGGTATACCCGCTGTCCCAGTTGCTCTTCAGTTTTTTCGCATTTTCTTCCGTTATACTGCCGGGGATCTCAATCACCCCGGACGGCCTGCCGCCATTTCTGAAAAAAGACGTTGAATTTGCCTGAATATGATGCCCCTGCGTGGCCGCCAGCCCGGCAGCATACACCGGCGGCAGCCCCACAAGCGGATGAAAAAAACAGTTAAACCGGTCGTGGATCACTTCCCTGGCAGGCACCGTCACCGCCTCCGTGATCCCGCAGTTCCGGTCCGGTGTAATGCGATAGAACACCTCGCCGTCATCCGCCACCAGAGGTTCAACCCGGCTCCAGTCCAGAATACGCAGTTCTTTGATCTGCCCCCGGGGGTTGCGGATTTTCAGCACCACCGTATTGCCGTGACGCAATTTGGAATTCAGCCACAGTTCAAAAAACTGGATGCGATTCTGCTGCGCATTAGGACGACGACAGAGACGGGCAGTATCTCCCTGCCGCTTTTCCCGGCGTATTCCCTGTACATCAGTCTGCATCAGGCGAAGCCGCATTTTGGCAATATCCTGGGATATCAGCGAAATGCATGAAAACACCGCGTGAAAGGACAAAACGGTTTCCGGATCGGCTTTCACACCCTGCTGCCAGGCACCGGCAAAAGGCTCAGCCACCGCCTGAAACAGGGACCGCCAGCCCACTTCTCTTACGTCACGTCCTGATTTCTGGTTTTTTCGGGTTCGCCGCAAAAGGTTCCACATTCGCCATGCTCCGCATCACGTTTCTTTTTCTGACCTGCCGGACGTCGCGCTGTGATGTACTCCGCCTTCCCCAGGCGAACCAGCACCTCCGCACACGGCTGTGCCACATCACGGATATCCCCGGCCCGGGCATCATGCGTGCCCTGCAGATACTGGATTTTTGCCATCTGTTACTGCGGGAAGCTCGCGCCTCCCGCCCTCCTCATCAGACTCAGCCACCGGACGCAGTTCCGTAGTTCACACCGGTGATCACCGCCACTGCCGCGGTACGGCGACGACGCCAGTTGATCCAGCGCTCCGCACGGATGGCCACGCTGCCGGTCTGAAACATGGAGACCAGTTCCACCGGTGACGGTGTGCTGCTGTCGCTGGTCGGTTCAGACTGCATCTCCAGTGACGCTTCACGGGACATATCCACCGCCACACCGCCGTCATCAGCCAGATAAATATCCGGTGCATTCACCAGTACCAGCTGGTCACCCACATACTGGGAGACAATCACCGGCAGCCCCTGGAAGGTCCCGCCCAGCAAGGTCATGTCCGGATATTCCTTCTGCCCCAGCGCATTTTTACGCATGGACAGCGCCAGGGCATTCGTGCTGGACATCAGCCAGACCGCACCGGTGGGCTGCAGATTTGCCGTCACAAACTGGCCAAACGCGGCCTCGGCATCCGCATCCGGGTTACCGGTTGATGCCGTGCCCTTCACATCATGGGTGATGGACGCCGGGGAGACATCCGCCACCGCCGCTTTTTTCGGGTCCACAAAGTCTGTGTCCAGACGCGCCACCACCGCTTCCGCCAGCGCATTACGGACCAGTGCATCAGCAGCCGGACTGGAAAAACGGATCAATTCTTCCGTCAGTACCGCAATGGCCGACACTTTCGCATGACTGAAGGTGATGGATTCAAAATCAAACTTCGTCAGGGGTCTGGCCTTACCCTCACCCACCCAGCCGGCAGCACCACCGGACACCTGGGCATGCACGCGGATATTGAACGGCACCTGACGAAGTGCAGGGATCCCGCCCTGACCAAATCGCCCGATAATGGTCTGCGGACGCAGGTAATCAATAAAGTCCTGCGCATATTCCTGGTATTCAGACAGGCTGCCTGCCCACTGCGGGTCCGTGGTGGTCCCTGCCCCCACCGCCGATTTCAGGACATGATGCAGACGGCTGTCATCCGGATACTGACGACGGGCCACTTCCAGGGCTTCAGAGCGGACACCTTTAGCCGCGGCCAGTGATTTGGCAAAGCGGGCGAAACCAATCCCCTTCTCCAGTTTCTGCTCAACACGGATCACCGGCGCTGAAGCCACCGTGGCCACATTCCCGTTACCGGCCTGTTTCACCGGCTGTGCCGTGGCGGCCTTACTGGTTTCCAGTTCACGCAGACGCTTCAGGTGCGCATCCACCTGACGGATTTCCGCTGCGGTGTTGTCGTAGTGCTCTTCCTCTTCCACATCCAGTGTGCGGCCTTCCTCTGCGGCTTTGTTCATGATCTCCTCAAGGGAGGCTGCCAGCGCCGCACGCTTGTTTTCAAAACTTTTAATCTGTTCACCAGTATTCATTGCTGACTTTTCCTTATGAAAAGAGGTTATTGACTGTGCCGAAGCGCCGGCAGAAGATGCGATTTTCACCACCGGTTTCCGGTTGCCGGACGCGGCAGAAAACGGGCGGTCGAAATATTTAATGGTCCGGATGGTGCATTCCGCATTCGCGGGCACGGTGACGGCAGACACCTCCATCAGCTCCCAGCGCAGAAAATGCAGTCCGCCTCCGTCCAGATAAGTGTATTCATGGGGCCGGAAGCCCACAGAAAGCCCCCTGACCAGCCCGGTCTTAATGGCAGCCCAGGCCTCATCCAGCCGGGCTGCCATCTGGGAGGGCATCCCCGGCTCCGGCTTCACCAGCATTGCCGTGATTTCCAGCCCTTCCCTGACCCGACGCACCGTACACTGTCCTACAGGGCGGGAATGGTCATGCTGCCAGAGAAACGGGATCGTACTGCCAAACTCAGCCCCCTCCGGCTCCAGGATGTCACCATCCCGATCCGGAGAAGGCGTTGACGCAATCCCGGTGATCACCCGTTCATCCTCACTGAAGGATTTCACCGTCAGCAGGGAACAGGCCCGTTTAAGAGTCACATCAGCCTCCTGAAAATAAAAAAACCGCCGCAGCGGTTCATGATGGTTACAGGGTGAGCAGGGTTATATGAAAAAAACCTCATACGCTTTCTTTTTCGGTTCCGGATTCAGGGACATCAGGGACACCGCATTGAAGAGCGCCATCAGCGGGTCAATTTTTCCCCGTCCGCTGGCCTGTTTGGTGATAAGAATGGCGTTACCTTTAGGCTCCACCCGGGCATTACCGACACACCAGGCCATCAGGGGCTGATCACCGTGAATCAGCACCCCTTCAGCCAGTTTGCGCTCGGTGGTTTTGATGGCCCCGCCCAGCTTCCAGCCCTGGCTTATCCCCACCACACTCTCATCGGGGATCCCGGCTTCCGCCAGTGAATCCAGAATCTGCCCCACACCTGACGGGTCAATACCGATATGATCCAGTAACTCAGCCTCATGAATACGACGCACATACTCCGCCACTTCCGCCGTGTCATCCCCGACCCGACGGACAATCGTCATGTCTCCACAGGCCACAAAATCCTGAAACCGGGATGCCTCACTCTTCCGTCTGACCACCGCGGTTTCATGCACCCAGGCATGGCCCCAGCCCAGCCATTCGCGGGTTTCCCTGTCACGGCCAGTCACGTACATTCCCAGCAGATCATCCAGGCCCCCGCCGTCAATCCCCACCGTCACCACATCAGCGCGCTGCAGGATATCGTCCAGGCTGACGCGCCTGCCCTGCTGCTCCCAGAAATCCGCGCCCGCCCAGCGGTCAGAACGCAGGGCAAGACCGATTTCCACATTGGCGTGTTTTGACATGAAGCCACGAAATGCTTCCTCACCAGCCTCCCGGGCTTTACGGTACTCCCGGTACAGAAAGGCCTCATCCACCGAATAACCGAGATTCGGGTTAACCATGGCGAGGTTTTCCATCAGCAGGTGAGCCCCGCTTTCCACCATTTCAGGAGGATGCTCAAAAATCACCGGCAGAAAGTGCGGATCATGAATTTTGCCGTCACGGACATCCCGGGCATACTGCAGTTTCTGTCTGAACACCCCGGCGGGCGGTTCATTCGACTGGGTGGTCGTATACACCACAAACCCTTCCGGACGGGAGGCAAGCCCGCCGATGGCTTCACGTAGCATGTCTTCCGCCTTGTACTGCTTGCCAAACAGCCACAGTTCATCAATCAGTGTCCCCACGGACTTGATACCGGACACCGTATTCGGATCGGCTGCCACCACCTTCAGGGTGGTGTCCGTCACCCGATGGGTGATGGTCCGGATATGTGTCTGCACCTGACAGAGGTCATCCAGATCATCGTCCCGTCGTACCATATCCCTGGCAGGGTTGAAGGCGTTAGCCGCCACCTCCACGGTCGGGGCCAGAATGGTGTAGCCCGCCGCCTGCCGCCAGTTCAGTAACAGCGCCGTCATCATGATCCCCGCAGCCAGCGTGGACTTCGAGTTTTTCTTGGGGATAAGGATAAACACTTCCTTGATATGGCGAACACCGGTCTGCGCATCGTAGGAGCCAAACAGGGCCGCCACCAGGTCAAACACCCACGGTGCACAGGACTCCCCGAATGTCGGGCTACCCGGTGCATCCACAATTCGCAGTTGTTTAAAAATCGCCAGTGCATGTGCAGCCTGGTCCGGATAAATCGGAGCCGGAATAATCGACAGCCCCTTTTTCAGGCGCTCTGCCCAGTCCGGACATGCCGTGCTCCATACAGGTATCATCCGCTTTCCTCATTCTGGTTATTCACCACCAGTCGGGGAGATGGTGGCACCGAAAAACGGTTAGCCGCTTTTTTCGCCGCGTCACCTTTTGCCGATTTTTTACCGGCATCCCCTTTTTTATGGTGCGTGAACTGCGCCAGCTTATAAGCCGCATCCAGCGCCAGCCTGGGGTCGGTATTAATGTTCTCCACCAGAAGACGCCCCATCGCTTTCACCGGATCGGGAAGACCATCCTCCATATATTCAATACCAGGAGACATCACCGCGGACGGTGGCATCTCCGGATTGTTTTCGTCCGGCTGTGGTATTGCAGCCGCCTCACGGCGACGGGGTTTATCCTCCTGCTCTGATTTTTTCTGCCGGTAAACAGGAACCTCATCCACCTCCACCGTCTCGCATTGTTTACGGGCTATAAACGCAAGCACCTCCGGATCTTTTGCCAGCTGCGAGCCTTTAACCCTGGCGGTCTTCGCCGAATAACCGGCGGCAATGGCTGACGCTGTTTTGTTTTTCCCGGACATGAGCGCCAGCGCAAATTTTCGTTTTTGCGTTGTCAGCACAGCCTCCTCCCGGGTCCAGAACGCACTCAGCCGGGTATGGTTCAGCCCATTTTTCCCGGCGTCTCATGCCGCAAATGTTAACTGCTGCCTGGTTAACATTTGCTGAAAAAGCCAGTTAACATTTTTTCCGCACAACAAACTGAATAATAAAGATAAAAACCGCAAAAATGCCCGGACAGCCAGTTAACATGTTAACTGCCCTGAAACGGGAATTTTTTCTCTGCGTGAGAGGGGGGGCGGTGTCCGGAGCGATCGTTTTTTCGCCGGATGATCCCCCCCCGGGGCGGGTCACAGTCCGATGATATCGTCTGCCCTGCCATGACCTCCGGACACCTCCGGCAGCGTCGGGTCCGGCATACCACCCGCCGCTTCACGAGCAGACTTTTGTCGATGGCATTCGGTACAGAGCGTCCAGAGATTCGTCTCCTCATTACCACCACCGAACTGAAGTGCAATTCGGTGATCGAGTTCACTGTCACAGAGGTCAACCACACGACCACAGAGACAGCACTGCCCGGCATCCCTGAGCCAGATATGACGCTTGAGGGAAACACGTGCACTGCCACTGACACGACGCTGTTCACCCTTCAGGACATTCACCCGCCGGGTGTTCAGAGTTTTGATTCTGCCCGGTAACGTACGAAGCACAGCCATGTAAAATCCTCGCCATATAGCTTGTCACCAGAGGAAAGAAAATGTCATCGAAAAACCGGCCCCGCAGAACAACAACCCGCAACATCCGATTTCCAAACCAGATGATTGAACAGATCAACATCGCCCTTGAGCATAAAGGGTCCGGTAACTTTTCAGCGTGGGTTATTGAAGCCTGCAGGAGAAGGCTGGCAACAGATGCAACGCATCTGCGTACGGCCAGCATGACAAATAACGAGAAATGAACGTTCGGTTACAGGAGCAGGTACCCACTGTCCTCCAACAATATTTCATCTTCATACCCGGCGGAACAAGACTTACCCAGCCGGGATGTACAGAATAACAACAGAGTGATAATTAATTTCTGATGAAATAATCAGGGTGCAGAAGGACTAAAGATAAACGTTTTCTTCACGCCTTTACGCGGCCTGTCCTTCTCAAATCGCCATTTTGCCATCGCCTTTACAACCTGCTCATCAAACAGATGGTGCGGCTCTGAACGGATAAACTCAATTCGGGTGACAGTACCATCAGCACCAATATCAAACTTCACATCAACCCGTCCCTTTATATAATTTGCCGCTGCATAGGCCGGATATTGTGGTAATGCCTTCACCAATTGTCGGGGCATATCTGTTTTATGTTGCGTACAGCCCATAACCAGAGAAGACAACAAAATAATTAACGGAAGATTTCTTTTCATTTTCATTCCCGGCACAGATAAGAATAAGTCTTATTCTAACAATGCCACCCTGTCGGTCATCAATCCTCTGCTTGATGGCAACGACAATTATCCGACTTAAATCACAAATCAGACACATAACAGGGCTTGCGAGGTAACACATCGTCCGGCTTCTTCCACCATCGCACCGGACAGGCGACTATGAGGGGCAACGCCGCGCTCCGTTAACGCGGTAAACCCCGGTGTGTATCGTTTTTGATTATCCCCGCACACTCGCGAAGAGGAGTCTCCCGGTCGGGCTGCGGTCTCTGTTAATGCGGGAATACGGCGACAATACCGCGCATGGATAATAAGGTCGCTCAACACACTGGCTGTAATGCAGCGGATACCATGCGGCATTTAGCGGCATTCATCGTACACTCAACGGTTAGCTCTTCATTCGTGGCATTCACCTGAAAGGTCCGGGAGTGTAATTGCGTACATTTACCACTGAACGAACCTTCAACAAGAACACGACCACGCTGCAAAATACGGAACAGAATTGTTCCCTGAAAAGGCTTTACGGTTACCAGTAATTTCTTCATATATCCTCCGGATAATAAAAAGCCAGCTTAGTGCACTGAGTGCGGATATATTCCTGCGCCCCTTCCAGCTGCTTCTGCATTGTCATCAACCGTTCTCTGAGGATGAAATAATCCCGTTCAGCGGTGTCTGCCAGTCGGGGGCCGGTTGCATTATCCACGCCGGAGGTGGTGGGGGCTTCACGCACGGAGCCTGGACAGGTGGCGTTGATCCGCAGGCGCTTACGACCAGCGGCAACGTCAGCGCGAAGAGTTTCATTTTCAGCTCTCGCATCGGCTAATTCCCTCGAGTATTTTGCATCGAGCGCAGCAACATCGCGCTGGCGCACCTGCATATCAGTAATGGTTGCGTTCGCCAGCTTCAGTTCACTGGCTTTGTTATCGCGCTGCGCTTTGTAGGTAATCGCGTTATCACGGTAATGGTCTGTTGCCATCCACAGCGCACCACAGGCCACCAGCAGAATAACGATAAACGCGGAAAGCATTCGGTTTATGTTCACCCCAGCAGCCCCGACGAAGACAACATCATCCAGGCCATGGAAAGAAAAAGAGCAACCAGCATTAGTGAAAATGAAATGCCGACAATTACACAGAGGATCTTCGCCAGCGTTATGAGTTTGTCTGACATGCTTAATCCTCCCTTCACGATTTCAACGCAATGACCAGTTTTGCCAGCCCATACAGCATCGGGGACACAGCAACACCGACCGCCACCCACTTAATGGCAAAAGCCAGTGCTCTGCTGATGTCATCAGTTACAGGCGCTTTCAGTTCAAGGCCGTTTTTCATGGTCAACCTCAACAGAATTCGTTTATACTTCGCCATGTTCTCCCTTGCCTTACTCAAGGTCAGAAACACAAAACCCCGCTTGGTGCCAACAAACGGGGTTTTTACTTTTATTCACTTACGTTTCGCCAGTTCGCAGGATTTCATGTTATCCGCCCGCGTGGCCATGCTTTATTTTTCAGCAAAATATTCTGCTTATCTGTCGATACCCCAGCACGCCAGCGCGCTCTCCTGGTCACGACGGGATACCTGACCGTAGCAGTTGTTTGAACGAATACGGCAGTCTCTGCCACCGTCCTTAATCCACCAGCGAATCGCCTCACACGCTCCCCTGCGATCACCTGCATTAATTCGTTTATAAAACGTCGACGGGAAACACTTACCGGGACCAATGTTGTACGGACAGAATGACGCGATCCCCGCTTTCTGGGGTTCGGTCAGTGGCACTTTGATGTTTTTCTCCACCCATGCCAGCGCCTTATCACGTTCAATGGCGTTAACCTGGTCGCATTTCTCCTTCGACAACTTCATGCCCGGGACGACAGGTTTACTATCCACCAGAATGGCACCGCGGCAGATGGTCCAGATACCCGCGCCATCACGGTATGCCGTGGTGTGGTTACCTTCCTTTTCATCCAGAAACTGGTCGAGGATTTCAGGCGCAGGCGCACCTGCGGCAATCAGCGCCAGAACGGCAGCCGACAGGCCGTATCTGATTTTGGTGTTCATGGATATTTATCAGGGTTTATCGATTTCAAATCCCTGGATATGTTAAGTCTTCAGGCCAGCGGTGGAGTCTTCAGAGAACCAGTAATTATTCCCGGTAGTTTTCCTCTGTAGGTTATCAACACATCCTGCGCCTCTAAAATGATGGGCCGCTTTTCCGGCAACGGACCATCCCCTTCACATAACCCGGCAGCAACATCCATGAAAAACTGCTTCGCCTGCTTTTTCGCCTCAGCTTCGTAAAACTCCAGCGTGGCTCCTTCAGTACGGTCAAGACTAATCGCCACATCAGGCAACAACAGTGACGGATACCCACCAATTTCCAGTGCCACAGTAACAGTAATCTTATCCGGGTAATTATTTATCCCTTTAACAACCAGTTCGTATTTTTTCTTCATCGCTTTACTCTCCCCGCGCCGCCTTACGACGGTCCTCTCTGATTTTGAAATACAGGTTAGTAAGATACGTCAGCAGGCCAAACAGCAGACTCCCCAGCACACCTATTGCCACCCACTGGGACGGAGAGACTTTGTCCAGCAGCTGCAGTAACCAGTATCCCGTCCCCACCGCTGACGTGGTGTATGACACACCTGTTGTGATTTTTTCCATCTGATGTATGTCTCCGTCACCGCCGACAGAAAATGAAAGTAAAGAAAAACAAAAAAGCCGCCAGTGTCACCCACTGACGGCCAACGCCGGGAGCCGTGATTATGGCATTCAGGCTCTGCTAAAAATGCCAGATAACATTCCGGCCAACCCCTGATTCAGGTTATAAATGACACAATATCTTGACAACATCCGTCACTGTCTGTCAGAAAATGTACTGCCAAGTATAAGTATCATGTGAAGTACATCTACCCGTTTTAGCCAGCGTCCTTCAGAGTGGGCGCTGGCTTTTTTTATTATGCTGCCGGTGCATTTATCTCCAGCACCAGACTTTCTATCTCAACGCCATACGCTGCATTTTTGGTAATATCCGTCAGCGTCAGCGCATTCAGCCCCAGTGTCAGACTGTCTTTTATGACCTGGAATGCCGGGCCAGCCACTCCATTCAGTTTCGGAGTAACCGTGGCACTGCCGGCGGTGAACACCAGCTCCAGCGTCTGCCAGTCGTTACCGTAATCGCCGAACTCCCCCAGCTTCGTGTTTCCGGCTTTCCTGTGATGCATCAGATTCACTCTGCCGTCAGTGGTCTGAGTGAAGTACGACATCAGGAACGGATTACCGGTACCCGTCATCGCCACACCATCAGGAACGGGAGCATCCGTATACAGATAAATCCCCAGCCCGAACTGATTGTTGGTCAGCGCGCCTGACAGGCGGAACTTACAGGTCAGTCTGCCGCCCTGTGTCAGCAGGGTAATTGCGTCATCCACCGGATGCGTCAGGGACCAGGTTTTATTGCTCTGCTTGGCGATCTTAAATACACCACCCGACAACTGAATTCCGCCGTCCTTAATGGTCCAGCCCTGCGCAGCAGCCTCTCCGGCTGTCGGCAGCAGGGAGATTGTGCGAACGGACGTATCTGCAGACGGACCCGATGGCGTGTTGCCGCCGGGCGAGGGTTTGATTTCCGGTGCCTTACCACTGATGAAGGCTGAGGTGCGCCCGGCTGCGTTCAGAATAGCGGTTGCCAGACGATCCGGAATAATGCTCCTGCGCGCCCATGAACTGAAATGTGTCGGGCGGTTTGATGATACCTGGTTTCCATTCGTTCTCGATGCCGCACCGTAATATCCTGATGCCGGAATATCCGGATCTTCTGCCGGCGCGTTAGTGGCGGTATTGACGCCGTTACCGTCTGTCATGAAGGGCACAAAATAAACGCCCTCACTCTCCCTGTTTTTATACCCGCCGTACACGGTGTCGTACTGGGTAGCGTATGTATTTTTCCAGTAATACGTCGTGTCACCACAAATCCACGGCACATCTGCAGCACTGCCACCATGGCACTGCGCGTTAAACACGGAGAGGTCAACACGAAACTGTGTCAGCATGGCTGTAAACAGCGCAGGTTGCTGTGCGTGGATGGCGGCGCTCATGTCAAACTCTCCCTGCATCCAGCACACCGCCAGCAACACATTTTTCGGGTTCTTCTGTAATGCAGCTTTAGTGCGCGCAATCAGGTCCTGATATAACGGTTTACCCACACCCCAGCGCGCCGAATCCTGGCTGGCCCCCGCGTCCGCACTGAATGTCCCCTCCGCGCCCTGGGTGAATGCCGAACCACCACGACAGCATGGTACCAGCAGGATCCCGCGTTATTCGGGATATACGGGAGCAGTTTTTTGGCAATATGTAAGCCCTGGCCGACACAGCCGTACTGCCCTTTGCTCAGGTCTGCCTTCGGATGATTCAGCGTACTCATATCCTGCACATCATGCAGACAGTGGTCAGCCGGGATGATGTCGTTATACGTACAACTCTCTCCACCCGGAGTTACCGTGCTGCGGCGCGCCAGCTGTTTAATGCGCGGATCCGGAGCATCGTAAGAATCCGGTAACGGAAGCCCTTCACCGTAGGCCATGCCGTTGGACTGTCCGGCAAGCACAACCACGTAGAACCAGTCCGGCTCAGATGAAGGGCCGACCTGTGGATCTCCTTCAATAGCCACCGCCTGCATCAGTGTGTACGGCGTAATGGCAACCGGTCCGCCGTATGGCTGCCAGCCCTCTTTCAGTTTGTGTGTCAGCTTTTCCGCAAGGTCTGACGGCGACGCCGCCCTGACAACATCGTAATGTTTAATCGACATCGAATTTCTCCCGTGTAGAGGAACAGAGTTAAAAAGCCGGAAGCGGAATCAAATACACAGGATGACCATCTGCCAGTGGCAGGTACATAAAAAAAAGGACTGCGCAATGCGCAGCCAGAACTACACAAGGAAAATGATAAAAGGAATAACACTAGTGATGTACGCATGGCGCCTCCCGCTAAGTTCTGCAATGATCAAACAGAGCTCGCTACGTGCCCTTAAAACTCGATCATTTAGCCCCTCCAAGGAGGATTCACCATGCGGTTGATTTTTTAATAAACAGTAAACAAAAAAGTCAAGAATTATTCATTCTGTTCTTTCATCATCGGCCACAGCAATACCACAATGCCGCAGACCAGAGCGCCA